GACCGTGTCGCTAGCATTGGATAAATCAATCGTGCAGAGATGGCCCTTGCGAGAGGCTTCACGGGCTAACCACCCGTGAAGGGTCTGACCTTTACGAAGGTCTAACCACCACTTACGTTGAAGCACGCTCTTCATATGGGCACCCAGCGCAAGCTGGTAACCCACGTTTAGAGACGGCTCAATCGCGATACCGCGGTCCTTAGTAGCATCTTTTGGGACCGTTGTAAACCTATTGCCTTTGACGGCTTTCGGTTGCGAACGATTGTCATGACTTTCCATCAACCCTCGGCACCATGCGGTGTCGCGCCAAAGTGGCATTAAGGAGGATACAGAAGAGGTCATAGTAGGACGGGAAGACATTTTGTGAATGGCCGAAACTGAGCCACCACGGTCGCCAAAGGTGGCGCCAGGTCCATGTCGTGGAACTAACACGCTGGGCAACTCCCCTAGGAGAGCTGTCACATCTTTACGAATGTCTGCAATAATAGCAAACAACGCTTCATCATTAGGGTCCAGAGAATCGGACTCGTTGTGAATGAAGTGTGAAAGGCGGGCGTTCGTCCGGCAGCACTGCATTTCTGCAGCGCTAAAGGACTTCAGCGCAATTTCCTCCAGATTAAACGTGGTCGGTAAACCGGCACATTTCCGGAGGAGAGAAGTAGCCGCTTCAGCTTTATAGTAGTGCAAAGCGTCACGGTACTGCTCGGGGGCACAAGTCAGAGAAACGACTTGGTCCCATTCCCCATGTTTTATTAGAACCGCAACCGTGAGGCTGCGTGGGGAGTCCAGCGCACTCAGGAATCTGAGTACGACACTTTGGAAGGAATTACCTAAAGTGTGCTTTGACATCTGAAACCTCTTTTCCGTTAAGGACCTATCAACGTGGTCGGATGACCATTAAGAACGCTCCGAGGAGCAATCCAACGAAGAAGGCCAGTGGCAATGCCACAAGCGTTTCGACGGTCACTAATTAAGTCGGCGCGAAGCCGGCAACTAGGGACTGTTGGACCAACGTGCTTTTCAGCAGGTTGATAGCTTGAGCGATGGCCTCAGCCGCAACGACATCAGGAACACCCTGAGCCAAAGCGGCGGAAAAGGTGATTGGCACGTAATTCACCACCGATACCAAACCGGTGGTGCTGTCAGTGACAACCTGTGGATAGCGAAACTCAAAATTGAGCCGTCGTGCAGACCGATCTCCATTCCACTTGGAAGTGAGACTCGCGAGCGGCTTCCCGTTGTTTTGGGAAGACGCCGTTTCAGAACGCCATTGGGCCGGGACGTTGTCACCAGCACTCGGAGTGAGTGCCGACCAGACGATGTCCGTGGTAGTGTCAGCTTTTTTGACAGTAATGTTAGCCATTGTGGGCATGATTTGCTCCTGTGGTTGGGGTCGGAAACGACCCTTGGGGGTTTGGAATTAATGAACTCCGGTCAACGACCGAGCTTGATCTTACGATCAAGGCTGTCGAGGACAGGCATCAGTTTTTGGAGTATGAGAGCAGTTTCAGTTGCTTGCTTCCATAGTCCGTGCTTGTACTGAGCAACCGTTGGGAACTTGAAACTAGGTACCCCCAACGTACGGTCTACTCGGATCGCACGGCTGTTCCTAGTATACAAACTAGGTGCAACCTGCTTCCCCGTGTCAGTAACATTCCAAAACACCGTTGTGAAAGAATCATGGACGGTTAAGCCCACGAAATCGGTCCAACTCTGTAGAAACTTTCCTACAGGGAAGAGCCAATCCACCACAAAGGAGAATGGAACCGCGTCCCAGAGGACGTGTGCTGGGTTGTCAAGTCCCAGCTCGTGAAGCAGCAGTAGATTTGGGCTAGAGCATTGGACACGTAGCTGGTGTTTAACTCCCACAATCCCCGAGATTTTAACCTTGGGAAAGCTACTATCGTGGAAGAATTCACCTGTCTCAATCTTCACCCGTCCATGCCCCACGCAGGTTATAGCTGGCGGAGTATTGCCTAAGACCTTGATAGCATCACCAATGTCTTTAATTACAGGCAAGATCCCGAATTGCAGCTCTAACCAGGCATTAGCGGTATCACCCGCGGCGTTTTTCGCCCGATCGGACCTTGAAACAGTCCGTCGTTTGCCTTTGCCTCTATAGCCCTTTTG